ATGATTGGTATATATGGGATGGGAGGTCGGTATGGGTCGTACGCGGTTGCGGGATGGTGAAATAACGGTGAGTGAGGCCATGGATATTCTGAGTGTTAGCCGGCAGACGGTACTGCGAGCGGTTGAATGTGGGCAGCTGGCTGGTCGTCGAGTTTCGTTGTCGAAGAAGAGTCGGATCCTTATCTCTCGTGAGTCGGCGTTGAAGTGGGCTGCTCTGCGGCAGTTTGGGGACGTAAAAGGTCAGGAGGCGGCGAGATGATCGGGTGGCTCTGGCTCTGGTTGTTTCAGTGGCTTGGGCCACTGCTGGTTTCGTCTCCATACGTGAGGGTACTATGCCAAGAAACGCCGCGAAGTCTCGATGTGAAGTTGATGGCTGCCGCGCCTGGGCCGTCCGTGGGGAGCGGTTCTGCTCATCGCACTTAAGTCGCGCTCATGGTGGCGCTCCAGTCGGCAATGATAACGCGGTCACACGAGGGCTGTACTCGCGGCACTTCACGGTTGATGAGCTCGCTGTGGTCCTGGATACGCCGTCTGATCTGACTGATGAGATTGCGGCGTGTCGCGTGCTGTTGGGCCGGCTGGTGGCGGCGATGTCGGGTGGAGATAGCGATCTGATTGCTCTATCTGGCATGGCCTTGCGCGCTTCGGCGACGATCGGGCGGCTTCTTCAGGCTAACCGTGTTATTACGGGCGAGGCTGGTGAGGGTCTGGCCGGGGCGATTGCTGAGGTGCTCGATCAGTTGGGCAGTGATTGGGGCGTGAAGTTGTGACTACTGGCTCGGATCGGTTGGCGTCGGCGCTGGAGCGCTGGCGGCGGGCGCGGTTGGTGGCGCCGGTGGACCTTGCGCCGGGTTGCGCGTACGGTTTGGTCACCCGTGAGTCTCTGGGTGACCTGGCGAACGAGGTCAAGCGGCTCAATGACTCTATCACGAATACAAACAGGTTGCTGGTAGGGCTGCTCGTGTCTGTTCTCCTGGCGGCTATTGGGGTAGCTCTGCGTGGGGTCTTTGGTTAAAGATGCCTTACTCGCTGTTCTGGCTGATGTGGGGCGGTTTGCAAAGGTTGGGTTGGGGATTGAGTTACGTGGGTACCAGCTCGCGCCTATCCGGGCGATTGCGGATAGCGTCATTCGTCAGAAATCAGGAGTCTTCGTTGTCATGTTCAGTCGGCAGGCGGGCAAGAACGAGATGTCGGCCTGTCTGGAGGCGTACCTTCTGATGTTGTTTCAGCGTGTCGGCGGTCAGATTGTCAAGGGTGCGCCTACGGGGGATCAGGCGGACATCTCCCGGGAGCGGCTTCTGCGCTATCGGGGCCGGCGTTGGATGTGGGCCATGCGTCCTGGTGATGATGTGGTGCGCTTTGGCAATGCCTCTGTCGAGTTTCTGAGCGCGAATCCGGAGGCCAACGTGGTTGGGCATACGGCGTCGTTGCTGCTGGAGTGTGACGAGGCTCAGGATGTAGATGAAGCGAAATGGGTGAAAAGCTTCCTACCGATGGCGGCTAGTACAGCGGCGACGACTGTCTACTATGGCACGGCCTGGCTGAAGTCGGATCTTTTGGGTCGGATGCGGCGTGTGGTGGGGTGTCGTCCGTTTATTGTGCCTTGGTCGGATGTTGCTGCTGAGGTTCCTGCCTATCGTCGTTATGTCGAAGGTCAAAGGGCTGTACTGGGGGCTGACCATCCCCTTTTCCTTTCGCAATATGAGCTTAGGGAGGTGGACGCTCAGGTCGGCATGATCCCGGCTGATGTGCGTTTGCTGATGCGGGGTCAGCATCCTCGACTTGAGTGTCCGTCGAGTGGTGAGCGTTACTACATGACGATTGACATTGGCGGGGAGGCGACGGAAGGTCAGAACGTGGCCGCGCATGACGCGACGGTGGCGACGGTCTTTCGTCGGCGCTGGACCTCCGCGGGCAATGTGTGGGAGGTTGTTCATCGTCACGTGGCTGTGGGGGTCAAGGCGGAGGCGGTCTCGCTGCGGATGATGGAGATCTGGCATCCGGTCCAGGTCGTGGTGGACGCGACGGGGATCGGGGCCGGTGTGGCGAGTCAAGTGGCTGTAGTGTATCGAGAGGCTGTCCTGCCGTTCGTCTTCGGGCCGGCGTCGAAGTCGCAGTTGGGGTGGGACTTCATCGGCCTGTGCCGGCAGGGGCGGTTCGTGGACCATGTGCTGGATGGTTCATCTGAGCAGGCCATGTTCTGGTCGCAGGTGGGGAAGGCGCAGCTTGAGGTGCGTCCTGGGCCTGGCCGGCTGTGCTCGTGGGGTGTGCCGGCGTGTGAAGGCCATGATGATGTGTTGGTCTCGGCGGCTCTGGTCGCGGAGTTGGAGCGAGTGGTCGTGTCCCCCTATCAGGAGAGTGGGCGTGTCGAAGCTGTGGATGTACTTGCGGAAATGGACCGCGGTGGTTTCTGAGTGGTTGCTTCGCGACGATACGCCCTGGTGGTTTTGGGCATACGAGGCGGGTTTGTTTGCCTGGCTGGTGTATCTGAAGCTGGCGGGCTTGGACTGATTCGATTTGCATCGTACCCTACGAGGTCTATAGTCTGTGGTGTAAGGGCTAAACCTGGTGACTCTTAATCATTAGGTTACAGGTTCGATTCCTGTGCGGCTCACTGGCATACTGTTGGCAGTATGGGTGACGCTCCCTTATACTACAGGTAGTATACTCTGTAGGAAGGGGGTGTTTTTTTGTGGTCGTACAAGCTAAATTAAACCAGGTGATTCGGTTGGCTCCTCGGTCGTTGTTGAACGCGGACATTGGTGCGTTCGTCATTGATCGCCAGGCGCGCGGTCTGTCCCCATGTACGGTGCTTTTCTATCGGAAAGAGTTAGGCTTCCTCGCTGAGTTCCTCCAGTCTTGCGGTCGGTCTGATGTCCAATCAGTGATGGCTGATGATCTGCGGCGTTATCTCCTATCCCTCAGCTCGCGCAACCCGGGTGGTGTCCATGCGGCGTATCGGGCTATGCGGGCGTTTTTTCGCTGGTATGAGGATGAAGTGGAGATTCAGAACTGGCGCAATCCCATCGCGAAAGTGAAAGCTCCGCGGGTTAATGTGGAGTCGTTGGACCCGGTCTCGCTGGATGACGTGCGGGCGATGCTGATCCAGTGCCCACGCTCGTTGTGTGGCGATCGGGACCGGGCAATCCTGCTGTGTCTGTTGGATACAGGGTGTCGGGCGGCTGAGTTTGTGGCGCTCGACGTGGGTGACGTCAATCTGGCGTCTGGTCAGGTGGTGGTGCGGGCGGGTAAAGGTGGCAAGTCTCGGACGGTGTTTCTTGGGGCGAAGTCTCGGCGGGAGCTTAATCGCTATCTGCGACGGCGGCGGGTTAAACTAGGTGATTCGCTCTGGCTGTCGCAAGATGGCACGCGCTTGACTTATGCCGGCCTGCGTGAGGTAGTACGTCGGTTGGCCCGGGCGGCTGACATTCCGTGTCCGTCGCTGCACTCGTTCCGGCGGGCGTTCGCTATCGGTTGTCTGCGCAACGGTGTGGACCTGGTCAGTCTGCAACGGCTGATGGGCCATGCCGATCTGACGGTTTTGCGTCGCTACCTGGCCCAGGTAGCAGATGACCTGGGCGTGGCTCATGCGAAGGGCTCGCCAGTAGACAATATGCTGTGAGGTGAGGTGTGGCTGATGATGAGGCGTTGGTGATGGTTGTGTACGAGGAGTGGCGGGTTGCGCCTCCACGAGGGGTGCTTGGGCCATGTACGCGGTGTCTGGCGTTGGACGGGCAGTTTTTTCGGCGGGGGTTTGGTCCGCGGCCTCCACTTCATCCGCACTGTCACTGTCGGCGTGAGGTGCATCACGTGGAGTGGGTGCCGGTTAGTCAGTATGTGATGGGGGGTGGATATGGGTTTGCGGGATAGGGTTCTCGATCGGTTCTTCGGTGATTTGGTTGAGCGGCGGGTGCAAAACGCTGTCAAGGTCATTGACGATAGCTGGTGGTCGCAGATCGGTGGCGCGGTTGGGCCGCATGACCGGAATTGGGGCGACATGCAGGAGTCCTTGTCTGATTCGCTGGAGGCCTGGCGTACGAACCCCCTGGCGCGGCGCATCGTAGCTCTGACGACTGACTACGTGGTGGGAGATGGCTTGCTGGTAAAGTCGGAGCGGTCGGAGGTTCAAGCCTTTATTGATGCGTTCTGGTCGCATCCGTTCAACAAGTTGGCCGGGCGGTTGTATGCGTGGTGTGACGAGTTGTCCCGGTCCGGTGAGATCTTCGTGGTGGTCTCCACGAATCCTGGGGATGGGATGTCTTATGTGCGGTCAATCCCGGCTTCTCGTGTTGATCGGATCGAGACGAGTGCTGATGACCTTGAGCAGGAGCTTCGGTATCATGAGCTTCTGGAGGAGAATGTGGAGGGGCGGTGGTGGCCAGGGGTGGTCTTGCCTCTGCTTGAGTTTGAGCCGTTTGTGCTCCACTACGCGGTGAACCGTCCTATAGGGGCGATCCGGGGGGAGGGGGATCTGGGGGCCATTCTGACCTGGCTGCGTCGTTATCGGGAGTGGCTGGAGGACCGGGTGCGGGTCAACCGGTTGCGTAACTCGTTTGTCTGGCACGTCAGGATGTCAAATGCTCAGCCTGGTGATGTGGAGCGGAAGCGCAAGCAGTATGCGACGACGCCTAGCCCGGGGAGTATGATCGTTACGGATGAGAATGAGGAATGGGAGGCGCTGTCTGCGTCGCTACAGTCGTCGGACGCGGAGGCAGACGGGAAGGCGCTGCGGCTGATGGTCGCGGCCGGGGCCGGCATCCCGTTGCATTTTCTGAGTGAGGGGGAGTCGGCGACGAAGGCGACGGCGGCCGAGATGGGAGGTCCGACGTTCAGGCATTACAAGCATCGTCAGCTGGCGTTCGCGGACATGCTCATGGACCTGGTCACGGTGTGCGCCCGTCAGTACGGTCTGGTGGGTGACCTGAAATTGTCTGTGACGTTGCCTGACCTGAGCCGTGAGGACAACTTACAGTTGGCCCAGGCCATGCGGGAGGTTGGGGAAGCGTTGGGAATTATGGTTGACCGGGAGTGGATTGACGGCGAGGCGGCAAAGAGGTTGGCGGTGAAGTTCTGTGGGGAGGTGGGGTAGATGGGAGAGAGTGAGGTCCTTGTCCGGCTGGCCGGGGAGCTTCAGCCGGAGTCGGTCGGGCGGGAGTTTCTGGTGACGGTCATTCGGCCGGGAGTGGCGAATGGGCTGGAGTACACGGTACAGGCGTTGGAGGCCTGTGCGGAGAAGTTCAATCTGGCTACGGTGTTCTGCAATCATCCGGATGCTCTGGACCTGACCCGGGCTGGAGAGCGAAGGATAGAGGACATCGCCGGTGTCCTGTGGAACGCCCGGTATGGAGTTGGTGGTGTCCGGGCGGTGCTGACTTGTCGCGGTCCCAAGGCGGATCTGGTGCGAGCCCTGGCCAGCCAGATCATCCGGGACCGTGAGGCCGGCGAGCCGGTGCCTAATGTGGGACTGAGCGCGGACATGTTTGTCCGGCTGGCGTCGGATGGCAAGACGGTGGAGGAGATCTCGCGGGTCGTCTCGGTGGACGTGGTGTTCAATCCGGCGGCCGGCGGCAATTTTGAACGGGTGTTGAACGTTGGAACGTTGGAGCGTTCGAACGTTCAAACGAAGAAAGAAGGAGGTAGCAAAGTGAGTGAAGGTCAAAGTGGTGTGGTTGGTGGTGGTGTTGGATTGGGAGGCGCTGGTCAGGGTTCGGCTGGCGTTGTGGCGGAAGGGGCTGCGGCGATTGCTGACGTGCGAGCCACGCTGGCCGAGCTCAAGGCGGCGCGAGAGCAGGCCGAGAAGCTGGCGCAGGAGCAACTGCGGGCTTCGTGTGCCGGACTGCTAGAGGCCAGTCTGCAGGCGTCGAAGCTCCCGGAGGCTATGAAAGATGAGGTCCGGGAGGCGTTCAAGGGTCGGGTCTTCACGGCGGAAGAGCTCAAGGGGGCGCTGGATCGCAAGGAGCAGGTGTATGCCCGGCTGGTGGAGACTTCGGTCATCCGGGGGATGGGCTACCAGGGCCCGGTCGTGCGGGGCATGAAAGACAGTCTGGACCGCATCCAGGCGGCGGCGAACATGCTGTTGGGCGTTCCCGTGCCAGACAACCTGAAGGACACCCCAAGGCTGTCGGGCATTCGTGAGCTGTACATCATGCTGACTGGGGACTGGGACTTCTACGGCAAGTTCTTCCCGGACCGGGTGCAGCTGGCGAACATCAGTACGTCGACTATGACGAGCGTGGTTAAGAACGCCATGAACGTAGCCTTGATCGAGTCGTTCAACCTGCAGCCTCAGTGGTGGAAGCCCATCGCCCATGAAGAAGACTTTGGGACGATTGATCAGGTGACCTGGGTGACGTTGGGTGGCTTC